CGCTGCGATCAGCTGCCCCTGCATCATGATCAGGCAGCGGATCGCCGACAGCCGAAGACGATCGCCGTAGAGGTACGCGCCCGCCGTGCCGCCACCTTCCCTGCTGACGACGATCTCGAGCAGACGAGCAGGCAGGTCGGCATACGTCCGCGCGGGTATGTCCCAGTTGTGACGCAGTGCCTGCTCGACCGTCTTCATCTCCGACCGCTTGGTGATGTCGATCACTTCGCCATCCCCCCTTCGTATCGTGCCCGTGTGATGTCGCAGTAGCTTGGCTCCCGCTCGACAGCTACGCACGTCAGCCCCTCGGCCTCGGCAGCGATGAGCGTGGTCCCTGATCCGCAGAACGGCTCGACGACCGTGCCGCCCGGCGGCGTGACCAGCCGCACCAGCCACCGCATCAGCTTGACCGGCTTGACGGTCGGGTGGTTGTTGTCGTCGCCCCGCTCGGCTCCCGCCTTCGGGCAGGCGTAGATGTTGGCGGGCCAGCGGCCTAGTGGTGCGGCATCCCATGCGTCTGGCCTCACCTCGACGCTACGCTTGTCGCTCGAATAGTGGTGGCTCTTGCCGCCGGGACCGTTGGGGTATCCGGTGGGCTGTTCCCCCGGCCCCGGCCACGCCTGATCCCCGTACCCGATCCGGCAACCGTCCACGTTGATCCCGCCCGTGCCGTGGGCCAGCACGTTGTCGGCCACCGTCCCCTCCAGCGGCTTGCGGGCCAGGACTGCTGGCTCATACGACGGCTTGAGTGCCGTGCCCCAGCCGTGCCACTTCTCGGCGTCGGGGGTGGCTGGGGCGGTGGGCGTGATGCCCTCACCCCACGCCCCATACCGACCCGTTGATTCGCTTTGCGCGCCGGGCGTAGTTGGCCCGACCACCTCACGCTTCCACCAGTTCGGCCCCGGCTCGCCCTTGGCCGCGTTCAAGTCCCAGAGCAGCGTGGCGATGTCCTCGGGTGGATCATCCACGCCGAGCAGGTCCAGCAGCTTGGGCACTTGCTCCAGCGTCGGGACCGCAGGCTGGCTCCCGGTGGTCGTCGCGGTCCAGTGCCCCACCTGACCGCTGCCGACGTTGAACCCGAACTCCTCAAGAATCTCCGCGTGCGTGAGTCCTGCCCGCTTCACCTCGTCGTTGATCCAGCCCGTCACCTGTAGCGTCTGCTCGCGGTCGTGCTTCATCCGGTCGATGGCCTTGCTCACGTCGTGCGACTTCGGGAACCCCTGCCATTGCAGCCATGCGATCTGGTCCCGCACCTCGAACCCGGCGTCCTCGATAGCGACCGTGAGCCGGTGTACCGTCCTCGTCGCGGCGAAGGCGATCAGGTGACCGCCCGGCTTCAGCACCCGCAACGCTTCAACCGCGAACGCATCGCCCGGCACATCGCAGTCCCAGTCCTTGCCCATGAACCCGATCCCATACGGCGGGTCGGTCACAACCGCATCGACGCTCGACTCGGGCAGCGACCGCAGCACCTCCAGGCAATCGCCGCAGGTCAGCGTGTGCCGTCCCAGCGTCACGACCTCGCCCGGCTTCGTGATGGCTGGCACGTCGTCGGGGATCTCGTCCAGCCCGTCGCCGTCGCCTTCTTCTGGTTCAGCTTCTCCGATCCCCTCGTCTGACCAGTCGCCCTCGAGGAGTTCCTTCAGGTCGTCGTCGTCCCAGCCGAGCGGGCCGAGATCGAAGCCCTCGTCGATCAGCGACTGCATCTGGACGCTCAAGCTGCCAGGAATCCACTCGGACAATTCGGCGGTGCGGTTGTCGGCGATCGCGAACGCCGTCGCCTCTGCCCCGTCGAGTTCTGTCATGTAGGCCGCGACGTGCTCCCAGCCCAGCAGCCGAGCCGCACGCAGCAGCCCGTTGCCTGCACGCACCACGCCATCGCGGTCGACGACGATCGGCTTCTGCTGTCCGAACCGCTTCAGCGATCCGATCATCGCGTCGAGGTTGCGCTGCGGGTGCGCTCGCACGTTCGCAGGATCGAGAGTCAGATCGTCGACGCTGACTGTCTGCACAGCCGTCAGGTCGAAGGCAGCCGAAGAGCGAGACGCCCCCTTGCCCCCTTCAGCTTCGGGGCTGTCGATCTTCTCCAGCTTGCCACTGCTCATGCGGTGCAGCGTATCCCATCACCGCACACCTGTCCACGTCTACCCATCCTCGACAGATCGCACCGTGATCTGCTGCCGCGAGGTCAGCGTCGACTGAGCGTCTGCGATGATTGCCCACAACTTGACTGGCTTCCCTGGTCGCACTGCCATCTCTGCCACGTTGAATCCTTCGGCTGTCTCGTTCGCGTCGGCTTGGCTCATCGCGTCCTCGTTGATCAGTTCAGGCAGCTGGAGCAGCACGACCGCCTCGGCTGGGTTGTCCTTCCAGTCTGTCGCGATGAACTCGCCGACAGGCCGCACGACCCAGACCTTGAACATCATCTTAGGCACCATCAGTCGCCCTCCTCGATTCCGAACGCCTCAGCCACGACCTTCCACTTCACATCCCCATCTAGCATCGCTTCGATCGAGATGACATAGGGCACGTCGATCTTCTTGATCCTGTAGGCTGATCCCAAGTGCCGACGAGCGTCGTCGAAGTCGCACGCCTCGAGCAGTCCCGACCGCTCACGCCCGTGCCGCTTGTGAACGTAGGCGTACCGCACGACCGTCAGTTCTCGAGCCATCAGCCTGTCTCCATCATGGGCCACTCGTAGCCGAGAGCAGTCAGTGCCTCGCGCATGTCTGGCCTGCTGTTGATCTGTATCGTCAGTGCCCTGATCAGACCTGTCGACTCTGCGGGTGCTGTCATCAGTGCAGGCGTGCCCGCTGCTGGCTCCCAGCCGTGCTCGATCACGAGCCGGTTGCCCAACTCCATCAGCAGCAGCTTGAGGTCCGGTCGTGCCATCTTCCTCACCGGGAAGATCCGAGTGCGTTCTTCCAGTTCGCGAAGCCGCTCGATCTCTTCGATCATCCAGCACACGTCCTCGTGCCTGACCGTGCCGTGTGCCATCTCGCCGATCCTTATCAGTCTGTCACTCATCAGATCGTCTCCTCGCGTTGCTGGCCTTCGCCGACTGGGTGCTCGTAGTCGACGTGCCTCGAAGTGAAGCCGAACGGGAACTGCATCGACGAGTCGGCCAGCACCCAAAGATGATACTGGTTTGCCCCGTCGACTCGTCTCGACTCGGCAGGGTACATCTCCATCGCTTCATGCTCTGGTCCGACGATCGCGTTCTTGATCGCCTGCATCACCCGCCAGTCGCGGATCGGCTCGCGGTCCCGTCGCTTGACCGACAGGTGGATCATTCCTGGCCAGCCGTCTGGCGTCGGGCAGTCGAAGATGGCGACCTGATACTCCTGCTCGACGCCGTTCAGATCGTAGCCGCCGATCCACTCCTCGCAGGATGTCGCGTCGTCGATCATCGCGACGATCTCTGCTTCTGTCGCGTCGGGTCGCAAGTCTGCCATCGCCGCTCGAGTCAGCTTCTCCATCTCGCGATGCCCCTCCTCTGTCCTCGGCACGAATCGAAACCGCATCGCGTGCCATGTCTTGATCTCTGTCATCCTCATCGCTTCACCTCCTCTCGGATCACGAACCACCAGATCGCGAAGGCACTGCCGCCTATCAGCGAGACGACGTGCTGCCACGTCCACGCATCATCGAACATCATCGGCTTGTCCCTTCCATCAGTTTCCACTCGTGCTTAACGAACGCGATGCGATTGCACTGCCCCATGTCACCCGAATGGAATCCTGCTACGACAGCGTACTGGCAGGAGTCGTCGTTGATCTGTCCCACCCAGTTGATATGCTCCTGCCCGACCGAGAGGATCTCTCGCACCTGGAACCTCGTGCCCCAGTCTCGCCGGAACACTGAGCCGACCTGCACTTCTTCGAGCGTGTGTCGCATCAGTCGCCCTCCAGATCTGGGATCACGCCCATCTCGCGGGCCATGCCCACGATCCCTTTTCCCTTGGATGTGATCTGGTACGACTCGACGCCGTCGATCATCACCATCTCGACCAGCTTCAACGCCAGCAGCGGGGCGAGTGCGTCGCGTGCGTCCTGGCACTCGTCAGGCAGTCGTTTGTCTTCAGTCATCGAGCCACCCGCAGCCCTTCCTGCGTCGTCTTGCACGTCGGGCAGATGAACGTCAGCACGTCACGACCAGACACGTCCTCGCAGATGTCCTCGATCTGAACCGTCGACTCTCGCTTCCAGTCGTCGCACTGCAAGCACATCACGAAGATCGTCGGGGCTTCGCGAAAGCGAGCGAGGAAGTCCTCGCGATCTTCGTGCATCATCTGGCGATTCAACGCCGACTCCTCGGGGTAGTTGCTCGGGTCAGGTGGGATTCTCATCGCCTCACTCCTTCCTGCCGGGGCAGCGTTTTGACTGCCCCGGCGTTGATGGTCATCGGTTGAACGCATCCAGGTCGTCAGCAGGGATCAACGCCAGCGACTCTGCCATGCCGTCCTCGCATCCGAATGCGTTCTCGTTCTTCAGGTCGACGCAGATCGAGCGATAGCACCTGCCGTCCTTCGCCTTCTTGAAGCGGTCGGCGTAGTGCTCGGCACGCTCCTCGTCG